AGTAGATATACACAGTTAATAACAATGCTAGCAGAAGATGATGCATTAACAACAGATTCTGTAGAATCAATATTAGATCTTGTATTTAAAAATGTATTACAAGGATCTAGTGGATTTGGAAAAAATTGTGCATTTCAAATTGATCGTCCTAATGTTAAATTAACTGAAGAATATCAAAAACAGGTAATAGCAAAAGAGACAACATTATCTGAAATAGTATTAGGTAATCAACCTGTGTATACTGTAGTAAATGGAGTAGCTGGTGCATATAATGATTTACCATTTTAAATTTTATTATTATGAGAAAAGATAAACAATTAGAACAAAACTTTATAAAGAGTGTTGAGAAAGGGGAATTTAACTTTAGTTATTCCTCTCTCAATAGAATGGTTTTTTCACCACAATTATTTTATAAAGATTACATATTAAAAGATAGAGAAATAAGAACAGATAAACATCTTATAGAAGGTAAGCTATTACACCTATTATTATTACAACCTCAAAACTTTGATCTGGAATTTATATTAATGCCATCTAAATTACCATCTGATACATTACGTAGAGTATTAAAAAATATTATGCTCTATACAGATGTTGAAGAATTATCTGCAGTGGAAGATAAAATAATTTTAGATTCTTTAAAAGAGGTGGGATTATACCAATCATTAAAGGATGAAGATAAACGTGTAGCTAAGGTACGTACTACTGAATGTGAAGACTACTATACATTCTCCCAAACTAAGGATAAAGATGTTATAGATCAAACTATATATGATAGAGCTCTAGAACGTGTAGTGATTATTAGAAATAATGAGTCTATAAATACTCTCCTTAATACAGAGACTACTGATTTTGAAATGGATAACATAGAGGTGCATAATGAGGCTTTCCTTAGTTGTACCCTTAATGATTATAATTTTGGCTTACACGGCTTTATAGATAGGTATACAATAGACCATGAAAAGAAAACAGTAACAATTATTGATATTAAGACTACAGGGAAGACAATTACAGATTTCCCTGAGACAGTAGAATTTTATAATTATTGGATGCAAGCAGCAGTTTATATTAACCTTGTTATAAAAAATGTTGAAAAAAACGTGCAGAATTATAATATTAATTTTAACTTTATAGTGATAGATAAATATAATCAAATCTATAATTTTCCTGTAGAAAAGGCCACAATGAACAAATGGGGACTTGGATTAAAGGGTATTTTAGACATGGCAGATTATCATATCAAAGAAAATAGATATGATCTTCCATATGATTTTTTAACTAAAACTATGAGTTTATAATGAAAATATATAAAGACTATTTCCAAAAAAGTAAAATCTTTTTATACCCATTATTAGAAATACAAAAGGGTATTAAATATGTACCTATTAATACATATATGGCATGGGAAGGACAATATTCTTTTGAAGACTCAAAGTTAATGTGTTTATATCAACAGAAATCTACAAAAGCTTTTGCAAAATTTGAAGAATTTCAATTATTAAATCATAAATATCTTGATGATTATCAAGAGTTAGATAAAGACTTACATTTATATGTTTTTGATCTGGTTAATTATAAAAAAGATATACAGAATGTAATTAAAGGATTATATTCAAAAATGAGAAAGAAAACTAAAACACAAATATTAGATTTCTTTGGTGATATAGCTCCTATATCTGAATATATAGAAAGTTATATATATCCTGAGTATTATCATGATGATTATGCAAATGAATTAAATGTTCCGTTGGAAGATATAGAAAAAGTTTGGGAGTTATGCAGTAAACCTGATCTAGAAAAAGAGAACTTAAAAATAAAAATAAAAGAATTGAATATAATTAAAGAAAAAAGTATATCTTTGCTGCTTAAACCAAAAAGAAATAGCATATGAGTAAACTTATGAGCATTAACAAAAGCATGATGTTAACCACATCAAATTGGGGTCCTAGTAAAACCTTTAAGATGATTCCTATTAACCAAGATTGTCCTTATGTAGAGGCCATCTTTGATCCAAGTAGTAAAATACTTGCTATTATATCAAAGGTAGCTAAATCATCTTATCATATGATTCCAAAATTAGATGATAATGGTGATGAAATTAAGATGAGAATAGGGAAAAGACCTAATGGTAAAGATACCAAGGAGCAGAGAGTGTTAATGGATACTCATGCTGAATATTATGTTTCTGAAAAAGATGAAATTGAGAACTTAGTAAATGGATTTGCAATTAATGCTGACTCATTTCCTATTGAAACTTACTTTAAAGAAGAAGCAGCATCTAAAAAACCTCTTCCTTCTGATAAAGCAACAAATTTGAACTTAGTGGGCTAGTATCACTATTTAACCAATCCAAATATAAGGAGCTTTCGGGCTCCTTTTTTTGGCTCTAAACTAAAATAATATGAATCATTGGATAATGGATTATGAAACTTTATCTAATTGTTTTGTAGGCGTGTTTAAACATTATAAAACTGAAGAGACTCACATCTTTTCTATTTGTAAACTACAAAATGATTATGAGAAGTTTATAAAATTCCTAAAACAAAATATAGATAATAAAGAATGGCATATATCTTATAATGGATTAGCATTTGATGCTCAAGTTACTCATTCTTTGTTAAAAGACAATAAGAATGGAGAACATGAGAAGATGGATGGAGAAACAATTGCTGAAGAAATATATGGATATGCACAAGATGCAATTAAGAGATCTAACAATAGAGAATTTCAAAAATTCCCTGAATGGGAGATGAAGATAGGTCAAATAGATGTATTTAAATTAAATCATTGGGATAATATGGCCAAACGGTCTAGTCTTAAATGGATAGAATATACTATGGACTGGGATAATATCTTAGATATGCCTATTGATCATGAGACTAGTATAGATACACAAAAACAATTAGATCTTATAATTAGTTATTGTATTAATGATGTAGACGCAACTAAAGAAATCTATAATAGGTCCAAGGATTTAATTTCATTAAGGAAAACACTGAGTGATCAATATAAAATTAATTTGTTTAGTGCATCTGAGCCAAGGATTTCTAAAGAACTATTTAGTTATTATCTAAGTAAAGAATTAAACATGGATAAAAGGGATTTAAAAAAGATGAGAACGTTTAGAAAGGTAATTAAGTTAGACCGGATCATTCTTCCTTATGTTGAATTTCAAACCCAAACATTCAATAATCTGTTGGAAAGATTTAAAACAGTGGAACTTGATCCTAATAACATAAAGGGCGCCTTTAAACATTCTATTATATATAATGGGGTAAAAACTCACTTTGGCTTAGGTGGTGCACACGGCTGCACAACTCCTGGAGTGTATAAGTCTGATAATGAGAACATTATAATGTCTTCTGATGTAACCAGCTTCTACCCTATGTTAGCAATTAAGAATGGATGGTCTCCCGCACATCTACCTAGTAGAGAGTTTTGTGAACTATATCAATGGTTCTTTGATGAAAGAAAGAAGATTCCTAAGAGTAATCCTATGAACTATGTATATAAAATTATACTTAATAGTACATATGGTTTATCTAATGATAAGAATTCTTTTCTATATGACCCGGAGTTTACTATGCGTATTACTATTAATGGGCAGCTTACATTGATGATGTTATATGAAATGATCATGGAAGCAATTCCTGAAGCTATACCTCTATTACAAAATACAGATGGTATTGAGACAATCATTCCTAAATCAGCAAAAGAAGAATATTTTAAAGTCTGTGCCCGCTGGCAGGCGCTAACAGACTTTAACTTAGAACATGATCAGTATGAGAAAATCATTCTTGCTGATGTAAATAATTATATAGCAATAAATACTGATGGGAAAGCTAAATGTAAAGGACGTTTTGAATTTGAGAATCTTGCTCTTCATAAAAACAAATCCAAATTAGTTATACCTAAAGCAATCTATCAATACTTTGTAAATGATATACTACCTGAAGACTATTTAGAAACAAACAAAAACATACTAGACTACTGTATTGGTTCTAAAACTAATAGTGGTTGGCAAGTTGTTGCAGATAGTCTTGAAGAAGGTGTGTTTAAACAGGAGAATCTACAAAAGATTAATAGGTATTATATCTCAGACAATGGTGTTAAGCTTGTTAAAAGAAATAAGAATGATGGAAGAGAGATACAATTAGAAGCAGGAAAATGGATACAAACAATATTCAATAAAATAAAAGAAGAATCAGTATGGGAAGAATATGATATTAATACAAAATATTATATGCAGGCCATAGAAAAAGAAATAAATAATATTCTGGGTACATTTAATAACCAATTAAAATTATTTAAGTAAATTTGTTTAATTAAAATCATAAAAATATGGGACATAAAAAGTCAACAACAACAACTAAATCTTATCTTGAATCAGCTCCTTTACCACAACATGCTAAAACATATACAGTGGTATCACATAAAGAAGTTATAGATTTAACAGAAACATTATTAAATAAACAGGGTTTTACAATAACAACAGAATTGTATAAAACAAATATGAATGCTAAAGTAGCACAAGGTATTTATTATATAACCCATGATACAGCAGTTAATGATCCTGAGATGGGGATGATGTTTGCTTGGACAAATTCATATGATAAAAGTACTAGGTTCCAATGCGGGATAGGAGCTCATGTATTTGTATGTAATAACGGACTAATCCATGGAGATTTAGCAACATATGGTAGAAAACATACTGGGACAGCAAATGCTGATATATCATCACACATTGTATCTCAAATAGGTATGGCTAATCATAAGTTTAATGAATTAGTGAAAGATAAAATTGCTATGAAAGATTTCTCTTTAAGTAAAAAACAACAAGCAGAATTATTAGGAAGATTATTTGCAGATGAAAAAATTCTTGATACACAACAATTATCTTGTGTTAGAGCAGAAATGGAAAAATCATCATATGCGTATGGTGTTTCTTCTGAGACAGCGTGGATATTCTATAATCATGTAACGCATGCTTTAAAGTTAACCCACCCAAGAAATTGGATGGATAGTCAAGGTAAATTCCATACATTCATGTCTTCAGAAATCTATAATGCAGTGGGAATTAAACCACAAGATACACCAATTGTTATTGATGAAGATGATTATGATTTAGATGCTAAAAGAGTTCCTAAACAATCTAATGATTTATTAAATGAGAATACTGCGCCACATGTAGAACAGGATCTTTTTGAAGAAGAGAACTCAATTATTGAAATAGATGAGGATGGAACTAATACCTTTACATTATGAGCAAGAAGAAAAAAAATAAAAAGGAAGGTTTTTGTGATCGTAATTATCCCTATAATTATGTTACTCCAGATAAATTCAAATTTGTTGCGTCTGTACCAGATGGATTAGAATTTAATAAACCTTATGTACTACAGGATTTAGCAGAAAATAATCTTTCAAGAAAAGATTTTCCTATATACACGGGAGTAGTTAAGTACTTTCCTGATGCATTAATGGAATTATCAAGAGTTTCATTATCAGGTAACAAACAACATCATCCAGATGAACCTTTACACTGGGATAAAAATAAAAGTCCAGATCATTTAGATGCTTTAATGAGACATCTATTAGAAGCAGATGACTTAGATGATGATGGAATATTACACCTTTCAAAAGTAGCTTGGAGAGCATTAGCAGCTCTTCAAGAAAAATTAGAAAAATCTAATGTAAAAAAAGGATCTGATTTTGATGCAGATATGGAAGCTCAAGATTATGATACCTTTGGAAAAGATAAAATTTAATATGATTTACTTGTGAGGGCTGTCTCAACAGCCTCTTTGTTAGGAGAAGTGTTTGTGTACCGGGATGTCTTCCGGTCTGAAGATAAGATGTCAATAACTGATCTAATGAGGTACTTCTCCGGGAGTTTTTGTTTGTAAAAACATTTTATCCTTTCATACCTCTCAATCTTAATCAAGACTGACTGATGGAAAGACATCACCCTTCTGGGGTAATTAAAGAACTAAAACAATAGATATGAAAGAAATAGATGAAATGTTAGATAGATGGATATATAACTCTATAGTTAGAAAACAATTGAGAGATCTAATTATAAAATACAACAAGAACACATGGAAAAAGAATTAGAAGAATTATTAGACCTAGGTTGGTGGTTTAGTTTATCACCAAAAGGAAAGCAATGGACAACTAGGATTTATAGAAAAGACACCAAAACTAAAAAATGGATAACTACAGAATCTAAAACCCATAAGGATGTAGAAAAAGCTATGACTTGGGTATCAGATAAATTAGCACCAAAATTAATACCAGAGTAAATGACAGCATTCAATCTGGTATTAGTATTTTTTGTTTTATTATTTTTTTATGCTAAAAGTACAGAAAATAAAAACAATTAAGCTTTTTTTCTTTTACTACCTTTTAGTCTTGATTTTTCTCTAATGCCTCTATTCTTAGACCGGGACAAGACAACCGTTCTACTAGAGTTAATACCCTTAGAGTGATGTACATCTTTATTATCTCCCTTTCTTACCCTACCAACCTTAAGAGCAGCCCTACGGGCCTTATTTCTTTTAGCTCTATTTTTCTTTGATGTAGTGGAAGACTGAAACTTTTTGTATTCTTCTTTATAGTTTCTTTTAGCTGTCATGACAGATACAAACTCCAAAATTTAATACCATCAATTCATACTCATTACCAAAATCTAACATTAATTTTAGAACTGTAATTCTACCAAGTCTAACTTCAATATCAATCTTAGTACTTTTTTTGTTTCCTTTTGCCCAACTGTTTATAAAATTCATAATTTTTTTTTTATTTTTTTGCTTTTTCATAAGACCTACCACCAAAGTAAGCCCCTATTACTGTTACTAATACTAATTGTAATAAACTTTTCCATTCATCATCTACTACAAATTTAATAGATCCAGCGTCAATAAATATCATTAGCACTGTACATACTACTAAAAATACAAGTGTCATTGGTCTAACATTTTTAGCTAACCAAGAGTCAGAATTCATATCAGCTGTCCATCTAGCAGTTACTTGTTTTTCCATTTCTACCTCATACTTAGATAAAAGCTCTTTTACTTTTAACTCAGCTGCTAGTTTCTCATCTGCAGAAGTGTGTAAGTTATCTATAACATCTCCTACTCCCTTTACTAACTCTGTAGCCCCGCTACTAAATATTTTACTTAATATATTTACTCCCATAACTTTATTTTTTTTTATTATAATTTTCCAAATGTATCCTTCCAAGCATCATTACAATGATCAACAAATGATTTACCATCATTATCAACTGCTTTAGTATCTATATTAAGGTTCACATCTCCTTTAAGGCCAACTAGAGCTGCTACCTTTCCTTTAACCCCCACACTTAGTACACCATCCTTCATTGTAGCATGACAACTTCCTGTAGCTCCTATTTGATCTCCTATACTAACATCACTTGATACTTCAACCTTAGTTTTACCATCCTTAACACCACCACTTGCTCCTGCTGTTACTCCGTCACCTGCTATAGCCCCACCACCAACACTTACTCCATCTTTCAAGGATGCATGTCCACCTGCTTTAGTTTCTTCATAAACACCTACATGTTCATTAGCATTATCTGTAGCTCCATCATAACCACCTTGTTCAGTTGCACCTACATTAGCTTGAGCGCTTTGACCTACTTCATCTTTATTAAGTTCTCCTTTTACTTGTCCTGACGCATCAACATCAAGTCCTGGAATTATTTGTTTTTTTGATTCTGTTTTATCTTCTCCCATAATTATATTTTATTATACATATATGTATTTAAATTAGCTATATCAGTAAGTGATAATGTTCCTGTAAATACCATATATTCTTTTATTCCTCCTGTCATACCAAGTTGACCACTATTCTTAGCTCCTACTTCATCTAATTCATGAAAATCATACCCCACAGGGAAATTGTGATAATTAATTTGTTTTACTCCATCAATCCATAATGATGCAATGTTAGTAGTAGGATCCATGCTCCAAATAAATACATAAGCTTCAGTATTTAGTAAAGTTGCTGGAGTATCAATAATAAGTCCTTTAGTACTTGCAGTACCTAATGTTGGATTCCATAATTTCATTGAAACTTTATCATTCTGTTGAAATTTAATCATTCCGTTATTACTACCGTCATCACCAATTACTACATTATCAAGTGGAGAAGCTGATGTACCCCAATCATCCATCTTTACTGTTATTGCAATAGCCCATCCATTATCAACATCTGTATCTAAATTTATTGTTGTAGCAGAATCCATAAAATCACCTCCATCAAACATAACCCATTCATCACCTACTGTTCCATCCCATGAAGGATGAGTTGCAGTACCTAAACCAGTTCCTGAATCATATTGAATAGCTGAACCACTACTATTATCATCCCATTTATCTATAAATGGTGGTGTAGCATTAATTAAAAGATCAGCAGCACGTGCTCGTAACCATAATATTAGGTGTCCAGCAGTATCAGATACTGGATTAAATTGACAACCACTATCTATACAAGCTTGTAAATTAGCAAATTCACCAGTACCAAATGCATTTACTACACATACATCATCTTCACAATCATAAGTTGTTGTAGGTCCTGATTCAGAACATCCAAGAATGTTATTAATCTTATTTCCTACTATTCCACAACTATTTATATATGTTTTTTTCATCTAATATATTTCTTTCTATTCTTAATATATATAGTTCCTTTTGGTACTTCAAATATTTCTCTACCTAGTAAATCATACATTTTACCATCATTAATTTTATCAACTATTAATTCTGTAAGTCCAGTTGGATTACCCATGTTCAGTAATACCCATGAATAAGAATTTCCATCATATACTAATGAATCACATTCTGTACAAATATAAGTTGCTCCCATAGAATATATGTAAGCGTCATAACATAATTTAACTGTATCTGTTGTTAATATACTTGCGAATGTTCCTGGGTTACCATAAGCTGTATAACATGTTGATGAGTTACATGCTGACCAACTCCAAGTTATAGAATCTACCATATTAGGTGATAATGAAGAATTCCCCATTGCAGTTAATGTTGTTTGTGGTGCTGTTGTGTATGATAATGAATCACACCAACTTACTTGTGCTTGTGTTTGTAAACCAAGCGCTACTAATAATATAAATAATAATTTCTTCATTTTATTAAGAGATCATCTATTAATTCTTGTACATCTTCTCGTTTAACTCCTATTTTAAATCTTAAACAAGCTTGATATCTTTCAACTTCTTCTTCCCTAAAAATTATTATTGTAGGTACATTCTGTATGCTATATTTCTTTTGTACATCTGCTAGCATTTGTTTATCTGTTATGAGTATTCTTGTTACTCCACAGTTTTCTAAACTATCTAACCAGGGAATACTATTATCTTTATTCCAATAAGCATTAAATTCTACAACACAAACATCCTGTTTACAGAATTTTGTTTGTCCAAGAGCATTTCCAGACATTAATAGTATTAAAAATAATATCAATAAATAACTTCCAAATATTTTCCAAGTTGGATCTTTCATCTTAATTGATCTATTTTATCTTCCATACGTTTTAAATCTTCTTTAATTTCCTTAACATCATCCAGAGTATTCATAATAGTTTGACGTATTAATTCATCTTTCATATCAAATTCTATTCTAGTAATTGGTGGTGGAGGTGGCTCAGGTAATTCTTTTGCTTCTTGTATATCAGCTTGTAGCATAAACCACATACCAATAACTGTTGCCATAGCAACACCAATACCTATAAGTGTTTTGATACTTATTCTGAATCCACTATTTTCATTTAATTCTTTAGGCATATTACCAAAATAAAATTTTAATAATCCATGCTGTTGCTGCTGTATATAATCCCCATAAAGCTTTTGTTACTACACTCTTCCACCGTTGTAATTCTCTAAACTCGTCAATAATAGTATTATAAGCAGGCATATCTCTATCATAAGATTTCCTAAATGATGTATTTTTATTTACTCTAGATACAACCCCATCATCCGGATCTAATAATTTAATAGTTAAGTTATCAATCTTAGCGTTAATTTCCTTAACCTCACTACTGAGAGTCTCTATATCTTTTTTCATAAGGGCTATTTCTTGTTTAGTAGTAGACATCATTAATATGTTGCCGCAACAATAGCATCACCTGCGTTAACCTCAAACGTTCCTGAATCATATCTATTAATAACACTTTCTTCAGTAGGGGCATCCCAAGTTATAGTTACACCTACAGGAATAGTCACAACATTACCACCAACTGTTACTGTACAACTTCCCGCAGTATTATACACAGAAAAGGATCTAAATTTTTGAAGATATGTAACAGTACTTATTGCTCCTGATTGACCAAAGGCTCTTACAACATTATTTAATTTATTTTTTTTAACTAACATAATTATCTATTTTTTTAATTACTTTTGTGGACTCTCTAATATACAT